AAATAATTTTGATAGTTTTTATTAACAATTAACAACTTATAACCCCTTATAACTATGAATACAAACGCAAATACAAAATCTAAAAATCCCGGCATAAGCTTGCTGAAAACTACGCTTAGTGCAGGCACTTTAACCATGGAGCTATTTAAAGTAGCGGCTGAGTACAGCTTAAAGTATGATGATTATGCAGAAAGGTTGGCTAAACGTAAAGAAATCCTCTTGGCCCACTTAACTGCTTCCACTACAAGCCAAATAGAGCAAACCCAAGGTAAAGAGCATGTAAGTATTGGTGTAAACCGTCTCCGGGAAGCTGCTATCATAGCTGCTGCTGGATATCCGGAAGGGGATCCTGTCTGGGATTTCTTTCATTTAAATGTGCCTTTAAGCAACTCAGAGTTTGGAAAGATTGCTGAACGTCTTCACCAGAAGTTACACCATTCTTCCGCAGCAGATAAAGAGCTGGGTTTTGAGTACATGGCTGCCGCAGGTTTTATGATTTCAGATATCACTTATAAGATGTCTAACGGTTTTCTTGAAAAGTTATTCTTAAAAGAAATGCTCCGGCAAATGCCTTCGATTAAAATGCAAGTAGCCAGGGAGGCTGTTGAAGAAAGTTTTCAAGACATCCACAAAGCTATTGGTATTGCCAGCTTGCTGGAAGAACAGGGAGTTACTTTTAATGCTGAAGGAGATCCTGAGTATAGCCAGGAATACCAAGACTATAAACAAAAAGCAAAAGAAAAAGAAAATGAGTACAGAAATAACAACAGCACAAACAACAGAACTGACCCAGGAACAGAAGGCCCGCACAGCACTATTTGATAAGGTTACCCAGGCGTTTAAGAAATTCAATGGAAGAATCTTCTTAAACGCCGGAACGGGTACCGGAAAATCCAAGGTTGCCATAGATCTCTTAAAAGATACTATAGGTAACCAGGCTCCGGATGAAGATCAATACTGGGATATTATTGTACCCAGTAAAGTGCTAATTACAAACTGGGAGGATGAATTTATTAAGTGGGGTAAATCCCACTTATTTCCTTTTGTTAATATTTATTGTTACCAGAGTCTGCATAAACAAGATAGATCAAAGCCCAGGAATATCATTATTGATGAAGGACAGTGGCTAACCGAAGCTAACCTGCCCAAGCTCCAGGCTTTGCTTGCTCCCGGGAGTAAGTTGATCGTATTAACAGCTACCATGCCTAAGTCCAAGAAACACTTATATGCTAAATTAGGTATAGACAAGAAGAATACAATCAGTTATGCCTTAGACCAAGGAGTAGTAGATAACCTGGTAGCTGATTACCGCATTATTATTATTGAGTTTCCCCTGGACAATACTCATAAAATAATCCAGGCGGGCAGGAAAGGTGCTTACTTCTTTGTTACCGAACAGGAAGGTTATAACCAGAAGACCAAGAATATGAAGCGTAGCTTTATACAGGGCAATGGTAAATTTGGGATGTTGCAGCGATTGCATTATATCTATAACTTGCCCAGCAAGCTTAAAATTGCCCAGTGGCTACAATCTCACCTGGCTAACTTTTATCCAGATAAGAAAACCTTGTTCTTTTGCGCCAGTATCCAGCAGGCAAACGCTGTATGTAAACACCGTTATCATAGCAAGGTTTCAATTGATGATTACAAAGACTTTTGTGAAGACAAGATCATGCAGCTTTCAGCAGTTAAATCTATTGCTGCCGGAGTTAACATTCCAGATCTTGATTGTGCAGTAATTGTACAATGTGAAGAACAGGATTTAAGCACTATTCAAAAAATAGGCCGGGCAGCTAGAAAATCCAGTGATCCAAATAAGAAAGCCACCATTTTTGTTTTAAAGGCTACTGGTACCCAGGATGAAAAATGGGTTAATGGAGCCCTGGCCAGTTTTGATAAATCTAAAATTGATTACGTAAGTTTTAACCAATTACTAAACAAAGGCCTTGTGAATATTTTTTAATCTTTCATGTTTAACTTAACCCTACACTTATGCAATTCTACGGTATGTGGGATATTATCCCTACCCTGGTGCGGAAGTTGGAGGAAAGAGTTGTAACCAAGCTCACACTTGCTTACAACCATGTGCAATGGGGAATAATTTTACTTTGTTCGCCCTGGTGTTTTTTAATCTTAGCAATTCTTTTAACCTAAACCACTAACTAACTTCAATCATGCTTATTATTGATACTGGGGACAACAACAACAAAACCGTGCTTACGCGTACAGCACCTGAACGGATGCAGGAAATTGAAAACCTGCTCTTTCAGGTACAGGATATTAATGATCCTGAACCTCCTATTATGCGGTGCCATCCGGCAAGTTTTTACAATCAGTTTACACAGGAGGAAATTTTAAATTTTGCCTGGAAACATGGCGTATATCAGTTTCCGACACAAGAGTTAATTGATTTTTTAAAGGGGGAGATCCATCCACCAAGAACTATTGAGATTGCCGCAGGTGGAGGCCACATCAGTGAACATCTCCCGGGAGTTATAGCTACAGACAGCAAGCTCCAGGAAGAGCCGTGGGTAAAAGAGTTTTACAAAAATCTGGGCCAACACCCTATCAAATACCCCTCCAAAATTATTAAAATGGAAGCTGAGGATGCTGTGGATAATTACAAACCAGATACAGTAATAGGCTGCTGGACCGTAGAAAAAGAGATGACTAAATCTGGCCGTGGGATTGATGAAGTTGAGATCTACAGGAAAGTAAATAAATACATTATTGTAGGCAATCGCTATTTACACGAAAAAAAATCGGTGTTAAAAATGGCAAAAAAGTTGGGGCATCTAAAAGTTATTAGTCCCCCTTGGTTGCTTTCTAAATCTCCTCTGCCAGAAGATAATTGCATCTTTATTATTGACAAGCTAGGGTAGTTTATCTACCTTAGCTTTCCCTTTTAACGACAAGACTTACTTAACAACTTACTTATGCTACCCACAGAAAAAGCAGGCTACTTAGCCTTGCTACTGCAATCCAACACCCTTTTGGAAGATTCTGAAACTGGTATTATCCAGTTATCTCCTGATGCTTATGATTTACTTGGCAAGTCAACCCCTAACGTTTTCAACCAAAAAGCTCACCGGGAAAGAATTGAAAAACTGGTAAAAGATTACCTGTCTTTATGGCCTGCCAAGATCATGTCCGGTAACCGACTGATTAAACAAGGTCCTGGTGCAATCCGGAAAAAGCTTACCACTTTCCTGCGTAAATATCCCAAGTACACTGATGAGGAAATTTTAGCGGCTACTCAACAATATATTAAGAAGCTCCGGCAATCTAATTTTCAATATATGATCAGCTCTGATTATTTTATTGAGAAGGACGGAGTAAGCCAGCTTGAAGCCTACATTATTGCCATGGAATCTCAGAAAATCATAGGCAATGCGAATAAGGTATTGCAATCAATTCACGAAAGAACTTTATAAAATATTATGGCTAAAAGAACTTTCCTGGATCATGTGAATGATGGCCGTCTTGGATTAAATGAAGGTCTTCCCAATTGCTTTGATAAGTTTAATACTATCCTAAACAATACCCAGCGGGCTACCTATTATGCAATAGGTGGCCTGCCAGGGGCTGGGAAAACAACATTTACGGATGCAAATTTTGTATTGTCTCCGTATTTCTATTTACTCTTAAACCATCTGCCCATTAATGTAGACTGGCATTATTATTCTTTTGAAGTAAGTTTGATTGCCAAACGGGCCAAGTGGACCGCTTACCTGTTAAATCAAATGTTTGGCTTAAACGTTGACAGTTCTTATATCCTGTCCAAAGGTAAAAACAGGATCTCTGATGAAGTTTATGAGAAGGTAGTAAGCGTAGATCAAGAAATGGATAAACTATTTGACAAAATCCATTTTGTTCAGGACTTGGAAAACCCTACCGGGATCAACAAAGATATCTTTAAGTATGCTCAGGCCAATGGCACTTTACATAAAGAGAAATATGCGGGCGCTGATGGAATAGAAGCAGAAAGGATTGAAAGCTATGAGGCTAAAGATCCTAGCAAATATGTACCCATCATTATAGACCACGTAGCACTGGCCAAGCGTGAAAGAGGTTATGATACCAAGCAAAACATTGACAAGCTTTCAGAATACATGATAGGGTGGAGGAATTTGTTTAACTACACCCCTATCCCTATCTGTCAGTTTAACAAAGGTATTACCAATATTGAACGAAGAAAATTTGATAAAAATGAACTCTCCCCAACGCTTGAAGACTTTAAAGACACTGGTAACATTGGCCAGGATTGCAACGTGGCTCTTGGTGTGTTTAATCCTATTAAGTACAATATTGAAGAGTACTTAGGGTATGATATCACGCAAATGCCTAATAGCTTTCGCAGTATTCATATTATGAAAAACCGGGACGGTCAGGAGTATTACTCTCAGGCTATGTATTTCCGGGGGGATGTTGGCAGGTTAACGGAATTACCTTCTGCAAATATGTTCCAGGCAGGGTTGGTAGAATATAAAGATTATCAGATACCCAAGCCAACTGTAACTGTACCTCCTGCAAATGGGGTTATTTCTTTACCTTGAAATTAAATTTTAACTAAACAACCTTAAATATATGATAGACAAAAAACCTATTGAAAATCTAAAAAAGCAATACTGCATTTTATTGCAGGAAGCTATACGGTTAATCACTGAACGAGTGTTTTTACATCCGGATCAATCCATTGTTATACATGTGAATGATGAATGTTTTATATCTGATAGAACTGAATTTGCTGCTATTACAGGTGTAAAATGGGAGGAACCTGAAGGGCTTGTATTTTTTATAACCACAGAAGGGCATCCTGACGCTGAATTTCCTCTTAGGTATTTACCTATCAATTTAACAGAAAAGTCAGATTTTTATTTGTGCCTACAAAAAATGAACGGAACAAGACAAGATAGAATTGTATTAAGTTTAGTGGACTTATATCATTTACTAGATACATTAACTACTCCTGAAGCTTTGATTAATCCTTAATTTATTTTCAACCTTAAATTTTATAAATCGTGGCATTACCAATATTAATACTTGGGGANATGGGAACTGGTAAAAGTACCAGTCTCAGAAACCTGCCTCCACAGGAAACATTTATTATCTCTCCTAATGCAAAAGACTTTCCCTGGGAAGGTGCAATGGAAGATTATGTTGCAGGTAAAAACTTTATCCAGACTTCTGATTTTGTTTCTGTAAAGAAGTATCTGGATCAAATAAATGCTAAAGGAACTCACGTTAAGTATGTGGTGATTGAAGACATCACCCATTATATGAATGCACGTATGATGAACAATTCTTTCATCAAACGTGAGGACTGGGGTAAGTGGAATGAGTTTGGCGCTGATGTGTTTTCCATTGTCATCAAAGACTTTGAAAAATTCAGACCAGACCTTACTATCATTATTATTGGGCATACAGAGCTTAAAGACAATGGCCAGGTGGGTATGCTTACAGCAGGCAAGTTGCTGGATAACTCAGTAAAGATACCCAGTTACTTTACGTATGCTTTTCATTCTCGGGTGTTTAAGACCAATAACAAGCTGGAATATAAATTCCAAACACACAATGATGGGGTGTTCCTGGCTAAAACACCAATGGGTTGTTTTGCAGATGATTTTGTAGATAATGACCTAATCCAGATCATTGACAGAATTAAAGAATACAGGTCTAAGAAACGTCCTGTTACAAAGGTTGCTGAACCTACAACTGCAGTTCCGGCCCCAATACCAGCACCGGATCCAGTTACCCCTTAAACTTAATTTTTTTTAATTAATCAATAACTTAACAACTTAACTTAATTTACAATGAAGAAGATTGAATTTGATTTTCTGGCAACAATGGAGTTGAAAGAGGTTGACAAACCCATCAGTTCCATTAAAGCAGATCTGCNACCGGCTCAAGGAGCTGATTTCCGTTTGTTTGCTGATGGTGCTATTTACCCTTCAGAGGCTTTAATAGCAAAAGACCAGCTTGAATACGCGCCCAAAGATTCTACTACCCCTGCTTACGGGTATGATGTATTTCTGAGCAAAGAGTGGCTCCAGTATGATCACAGCAAGCCTACCATTGTCTGTATTGCAAAAGTGAGCAAGAACATGGCAAAGGTGGATCTGTTTTCCAGGACAAAATATGATGCCGATGGCAGTCCTAAAAGTTCTGTTGCAGCACAGAAAAATACTTCTGGAGAACAGTTAATCAAAATGCTGGAGGCTGTTTATTGTGAGGAAGGGGAAACCTTGTTTGACAATGGCCGCACGTGGGTAGATCTTAAAATCATGGACAAAGCTCCCATTCAGGCTTCCAGCAATGGTATTTATTTATTGCCCAAAGAGTTTATAAAAGGCAGTAAGAAAGGCCAGATTACCTATGAGCGCCGGGAGTCCATCCAGGTATTTGCACTGGATATAGTTCCTTTTATTCAACACCCTGCAGGAATTGTAGCCCAGTCTCCCAAACCTGCAGTTAAAGCTGAAGTATATCCTGAAGTAAGGCCTGCAAAAGCATTTGCACAGGAAACTAACCATGTTAGCGCTGCCCAATCAGGGGAAGAGTTTGCTGAAGCTCTGTTTGGTAAATAATCAGCACCCCACTAACTATTTTTTAAACTGTAGTTTATTTTAACCATTTAATTTTAACAACAACTTATGGCAATTCAAGTAGGAATCCGGGAAAACATCCAAATCCTTGGAGCGGAGAAAAATGACAAAGGCACACTGGTAATTCACATGAAGGAGCAACTCCCGGGAGCTGTTTCTGGTGGTGGTTTAATGGCAGATTTGAATGCTAATACAGACACCAATCTGGACAATGAAAATGGAATGATGATTTGGCCTGTGACTGTAAATGCAGAACTTCATACAGTGGAGGAAAAGTCCAAAGATGTGGTTAACAAGCTTAAAACCCTGAGGGCAAAGCTTACCCATATTTTGATGTTGTTTCTGCGCCAAGATCAAATTCAGTGGAATGCCCTGAGTGGTATTACTGTTACTGATGAAGGAGATCTTACCAGAGCTTTCGCAGACAATGAAGCTTTGGTGAATAAAGTTTATGATAACTATATCTCCCAGTTTATTACAATGATTGCCCCCCATGTTGGTCCTACTTCTCCCCTAACCCGGTGGAAATTTACCAGGGCTTCCAAGGCCAAGCATTTTGCAAACATCCCTTCATTCGCCCCTTTTGCCGAGCTTATGGCAATCCCTAAAGCACAAAGCAAACTTGCTTTTAGTAAGTATGAACTTGGTTACCGCAAGGGAGATCCAGATGGTCAGCCTTCAGGAACCAACCTGGCGGATGGTACTCCGGTAACAACGGAAAGTGCTACAGCCCAGGCGGAAGAGTTAAAGGCAGTGGAAGATCTGTTTGGTGTGCCAGTTGCTAACTAAGTCACCTGATGGACTTGTTAGAGAACATCTATAACAAGGTCGTTGACAAGTCCAGCATACTTAACCTGGTTGACGAATATACACTGTACTGTTTTTATCTTGATGCAGTTATAGAAATCAACCAGGTTATTTTATCTCCTATTAGAACCAAGAAAACAGATGTCTTACCCAGCTTTCGTATATTTTACAACCGGCATGGAAGATTGTACTGGTATGATCACGGACTAGGAGGTAAGGGAGGAGATATTTTTGATCTGGTCAAGATCTTGTTTGGCCTGGAGAGTTTCCAGGATGCCGTTGTGAAAATTAATCAGGATTTTGAGCTGGGGTGGGAGAGTAAGTACAAAGTAGAGGGACATCCGCTGGAGGCATTAAAACCTTTAACAAAAGATCCTTCCAACATAGATGCTGTATGCTATGATGATTTTACACCGGAAGGTTTAGCTTACTGGCTAAGTTATTACATTACTCCGGAAATTCTTCAGAGGTATAACGTTAAACAGGTATGGTATATCAAAATTGATGATTTGTTTAAATCACTTAGCAAAGCTGCTGGAGTAGCATTTTCCTATAGAATAGGGAAATATTTAAAAATCTACCAACCCTTTGATCCAGAGCATAAGTTTATAAATAACTATCCACCAACCTATGTTGAAGGCTTATATCAATTATTAACTAACCCAAATCGAAAAAATAAATTACTGATTATTACCAAGTCCACTAAAGATGTGATGGTGTTGACCAGGTTAGGGTTTGAGGCAATCTCCCCAAAAGCAGAGAACAACCCTATTCCACAGTTTATACTGGATACTTTAGAGGCAGAGTACGATCAAATAGTAACACTTTTTGACCCAGATGATGCTGGGGAGCGGGCTAGAGCCAGGTATAATTACCCAGGATTGTGTTTAACACCAGACCCGGTGTTAAAAATTAAAGATCCTGCAGATTATATTAAAGTCTATGGCCCAGATAAAACAAAACAGGAAATATTAAGATTATTACAGGAAGCTGATATAAAATTTGACGCTTTTTTAGATTTATTAGAGACTTAAATTTTACCCCCACAATTATGAAAGAGGACATAAAAGCAGAATTTGAAAACATTGATTTAACAGATCCTTTACAATCACTCCTGGAGGAAACCTTCAAGAATCCCTTTAATAAAACAGCAAAGGGCGAGGTATTCTTAACTGAAGAGGACATTGCTGACCTTAATAAAAAAGTACAGGAGATCATCACAGAAGCCGTAGATGAAGCCTGGGATAACTTTAAATTAGATGACGGCAGTGAAGTTCTTCCGTGCAGCTTTACTGAAATTGAGGGCATTCTTGCGTATTTGAAAGAGTACCAGGAATTACTTTCAAAGATTTCTCCTGCACAGGAATCTTTAAAGATCACTGAACTTAAACAGTGCATGTATAAACTTTCAGAGAAGCTCTTGGGCAACAAGTACTGGTAGTTTATTTAAACAGTTTTTTAAACCTTATTACTAAATTTTATTTAACAACTTACAACCATTAATTCCTTTTAATTTATGAAGACAATCAAAATTGACACAAACCTACTGGGCAGAACAGAAACTTTCAGGATCTTAGCCGTAGGAGAAGCTACCCAACTTCCTGTACTGCTTGTAGGACCTGCAGGTGTGGGAAAAACCAAGTGTTTGCTTGANTATTCCCTNGCCAAATCCGGAGGTGACAGCAANACAGCGCTGGCCAATACTTACATTCTGGAAACAGATGAAGGCACACGCTCTGCAGAAATCAAGGGCCGGGTAAACATGAAAAAATTGCTGGATCCTCATGCACCTGAGTACACAGTACTTACTCCGGCTGCAGATGCCACCATGGTTTTGATCAATGAAGTGGATAAAGCCAACTCTGGTTTCAGAAACAGTATGCTCGGTATTATGAATGAGCGGGTACTGTTTAACGGGGAAAAGAAAGTAATCTGTAACTGGGAATTGTTCTGCGCAAGCTGCAACGTTATCCCTAAGGAAGAAGAAGGAAATCCTTTCTGGGACAG